TCCTTACGCTCTTTATACCAGCGGGCAAGCAACCCTGGGATAATACCTTCTCGTTCGTGTGTAAAGATTGTGCCATTAGAACTTAACATCCAAGGTTTACTACTCTCGAAAATTAATTCATAAATCTGAGCACCGCTCATTACACTGGTCTCGCCATTTTCCCAGTCGATGATAATATCATTAACTCGATCTTGGTTCATAACGAATTCATATTCGTTACTACCGAATTTACCTTCCCATGCGCCAGCAAAACTACTGCCCTTGGAAATTTTATCTTCGATTTCTTCTTTGGTATAATCTTGACGTAACTGTCCAACGATAGTTTCTGGGCCCATGTTTAAGGCACGAATTACTGAAGGATACAGTGAGTTAATATCCATTGATCCAATATAATCATGTAATCCTTTTTTAGGATACGCAACATAAGCACCAGCGGCTTGTGTACTAATATCGTCATTACGTTTTGGACGACTTGGAACAATCAACCCACGATGATGTGCTTCATTTACAATAGCTTGTTCGGTAACGGCCACAGCACCCATAGTGGTTTGTAGCAACACGGTATTTTCGTGAGCAACTGTATTTGCCAAATCGATGAATTTTAGTTTCTTATCTAACTTATCTAATAGCGCACAGTCTTGCCTGTTGTATTCGATAAATTTACGGAAGTCATTATTATAAAGTTGATCCAGAGTGCCTTCGTAGACAGTCTTGGATTCTCCTACTTCCATCTCTCCGATTGCGTCCAATCGATAGGTATGTCGTTCTTCGTAAGTGTATTTGCGGTACAACTCGAGACTGTCCAAATGAACGCGACCAACCAAATCATAAGTAACAGCCTCTTTTCCATATTTTTCGTATGTTCTCTTTTTAGGTAATTGATCCCACAAACAAAATCTACGAGTATCTTCTTTACTCAATACTTTAGTAACTCTATTTACTGTGTAGGGAATATCAAAGCCTTCTGAGTTCCAACCACTTAGCACATCTGCATCCTGAATCAAGTCCAAGAATGTATTAAGCATTTCAAATTCTGTTTCAAAAAGAATTGTGTTTGGAAATTCTTTAACCTGTTCTTGTGCTTGTTCCATAGTTAAGGTCTTGGGAGGAACAGCAAGACACACTAGAGTATCCATCCATTGTAGGTGAACAGCAATCGCGGTAATCGGCATAAATGCATCGTCTGGACTTGCATAGCCACGTTCCGGATCAAAGTCCACCTCAATATCGAAAAATGCTACATTTAGTTTAGGTGCATCTTTACCTAAATAGTTTTCTTCTAGCGTACGGAATACGGGATTGATATCGCTTTCATAAAGTTTATGATTGCTGTGAATTCTTTGTTCTTTTGTGAATTCTTTAAATGTTCGGGATGTGACCTTGTTAAGGTTTTCTCCGAAGATTGACTTATACTTGCCCCTTTGATCGGGATAGTAAAATACATAACGGGCCGGATACTCTTGAAAGAGTCTACCCTTTTTGGGATCACGCTCAACGACATAGACAATGTCTTTGTCACGATCCCATCGTGAATCTACATAACTCATATTATTTTTATTCTCCTTGTCACTTCAGGCTGACAAATACCACGTTGCGATTTATGGCTCGCTGGACCGTTCTCAAAAATATTTAGCCAACATTCGAATGAGGCCTATGGAATCAATGCTTACAAGCAAGAAGTAGTTAGCAAGCATACCAAATGATTTCCTAGTATAAGCAGCCCAACCATACATAATACAACCAGTAATCCATATCGGGTATAGGATAACCAATGGAGGATTGGGTACCGTGATTGCCATCGTGATGCTACAGCCGATACTAATAGCCCAAGCCAGCAACTCAACAACGAACCTAAAATGATTTGATTTGTAGTCATCTTTAATCCATTGTATAATATCTAAAATAATATCACGCATCATCGCGACGATTTGCGTGTCCGCTGATATCCACGATGGTTTCCAAATCGTCGAATTCACGGAATACTTGATCCCATTGATCTTTCTGTGCAATCTTAATAGCCTTGCGAATAACACTAGGTTTGACGTCTAGTTCTTCTGCTACTGCTTTGATAGTTTCATTCAGGCCTTCCGTAAGGTCTTGAATTTCTTGCATGACTGTGCAACCTTCTGCTACGATTTGTTTAATCTTTGCTTGTTCAGGTGCGCCAAAACTTTTACTCATAAAAAATCTCCTTGTAAACTAGTTTAAGGTCTACAAGGAGTAAATGTCAACTTTTATTTGTTCAGAATATAATGACTTAACTAGCAGTTTTAATCCAGTTATCTGGCCATTTATGATGTTTGGCAACAAACTCGTCGTGTAACTTTTGACCTGTAAGATTGAATTCGCTACAAATATTTTGCATCATTCGATCGATAACATCATAGGTAAATTTTGTACCTTCTTTTTTTGCTGCCAACAATCTTTTTTCCAATTCTTCCACAGCGCCTGGTGTTTCTTTACCTGAAACGTGTTCAGGCTTCATTGCTTCGAATAGGTCTGAGATCTTCATTTCTTTTTAGCTCGGCCTGCTTTCATATTGGCCAACCAATGTGCCATACGTTGTTTCTCACCTGTGCTATGTTTGGCAGTATTTCTTAAACTACTAACACTGGCTTTGGTATTTACTCCACTGCGTTTGGCCAGTCCTTTACGTCCGGGATTCTTACCATCAGCAAAGTTTTCATTAGATTGTTTTTCTTTTTTAGCAATAGCAATTGCAGCCTGTTGAGCAGGATTGGCTGCTTCTTTCAACGTTTGTAATACATTGTATAGTTGTTCAACACTTTCACAATGCCATTTGCGTAGTGCTTTATTAATGCGGCTATTTGGATCTCTCTTGGTCGAGGCTCCTGTACGATGTTTCTTCATGCCCTTCATACGAGCACAGAAACTCTTACGACGTTTGCTGGCCTTGCTGCCTTTCTTTAACTTACTAGGTTTAGTAGTCACCGCAGTTTGTAGTTTACTACCTGGATGTTCACGACGATAACTCGCTACACCTTTTTTATTAAGGCCACCGTTCTTATTTTTACCACTTGATTTTTGCCAAGCGGCTGATTCAGTAATAAATTCTTCGGCTCTCATTTCTTTTTCTTCTTAGGATTTTTAGCGCCGTAGCTGGCAGCAATGGCCATCTGACGAACTTTTTCTGGACTCTTGTTTTTAAATTGATGATGTCCTTTTGCATTTGGAGTTTTAGCGGCTTTGCTAAAATCATCAATCCATTTTTTTACAGGAGCATTTGCTGGAATCTTTTCTGCCAATTTATCAAACAATTCGGCCATGTAACCATCTTCTTGCTTTAGTGCTGCCTTTTTAACCATTTGACGAATAAGAGCTTTATCTTCTTTTTCATCTGGATGATTACCTTCGCCCATGTCGTGTTCATCGTCTACAGCATTAAACACAGCATCTAAATAGTCAGCGGCTTTAGTAACTTTGGCCTGTTGCCATGGTTCTAAAGTATCTGTACCCATTGCTTTAACTGCGGCACGTAGTTTAGAGGCATGTTTGACAAGACTCTTAAGTTGAGCAGTAGTCATGCTATTTGCTTCGTCATTGTACCAGTCTGGATTTTCGTGAACAGCATCGTCGTGTCCTGCACCACTTAATTTACTAGATACATCGATAGCAGGTCTAGCACCCTGCCCCCAGCCACCTGTTGCGGTGCTATGATCTTCGGCAATATTTTGTGCTTGTTTAACTGCATGGATATAACTAGATAGTCTGCTCAACTCGCTAGACATGCTACGAGCTTGGCGTTCGCTGGCTGTGAGATTTTGTTCGCGATCTGCATACTGCCAATTACTACCACCTAATGCTTGATATTGTTTTGACATTTCATCATATTTTGCTTGTAATGCTGCCAGGTCTACACCTTTTAATTTTTCAGTTTCGGCCTGTTTGCGTTGTGCCATCATATCTTGTGTACGCTGACGTTCTTGATCTGGAGTACCTACTTTACGAACATTAAACCCTTTGGCTTTGGCCATATTATAAAAATCGTCAGCCATGCTTTCTGACATATCTTCATTAGGCACACAGTTGCGTACACGGCCACCGTTCTTACCTTTCTTAGTACCAGCCGCATGATGTCCTGGCCAACATTTAGTAAAACCATTTGAGTCCTTAGCACCTTTCTTGATCTCATTAAGATTACCATGTGTTTGGCACATACCGCAATCTGGGCATACTGCTTCCATTGTCATCATACTTTCTTCGTGCTTTTTCTTACCGGCACAGTGAGCCTTTTGACTAAAGCCTTTTGGATGACTACAGTTGATTGAACTCTTATACTTCTGACTCCACTCTTCCGCCACACCTTGCTCTTTAGGCATAGGAATATATCCTTTGCCACTACAACGACGACACGATTTGGTAGGGTCTAAAGTATCTTCGCCACTGCCATCGCATTGCGGGCAGGTGCGAGTGGCTTGATCTTCCGCCACACCTTGCTCGTTAATTCTTAATTGTTTCTTTGTGTAGGCGATATTACTATCAAAACTTTTTTGACCTTTTTCTTCTGTGGGTTTGGTTATATCCGAATGAACTTGTTTTCCGCCAGCATAAACTCTTACTTGATATCCCCATGGTGTCTTATGTAGTTCATGTGTGTATGGTCCTATTGTTTC